CCTGAATAGTACACTCCAGGTTAAAGGTTCTTCTGAATCTTACACATATACTGGAAGCACTATCACCTTCAATGAAGCACCTCTCCCAGGAATGGACTTCTATGGTTTCTACTTCGGGAAGTTGACACTTTTGGACACGATTGCACCATTCTTTGATAATAGCAAAAAAACCTTTATTCTTAAAGAGAACAACCAACCATTCTCTCTTGAATCAGATGATACTAGCATAAATCCATCAAATAACTTGATGATTTTTATCAATGGTATTTTCCAGGAACCTGGTTCTGCTTATGAATTGAATGGCGCAATTATTGAGTTTACAGAAGCACCAAGAGCAGGTTCTACTTGTGAAGTTTACATCTACACTGGTTCTTCCCAAGATGTCTTAATTCAGAACACATACAACTCTCTTGATCCAGGAGATGGTGTTTTTGTTACTAGTGAAGGTAAGGATCGCTCTCTTGCCGTTGTTTCTAGTTCTACTACTATTGATACATATGAATTTACTGGACTGAGACCAAATGTAGCAGAATTTACAGCAACTGTTGTTGGAGGTCAAGTAGTTGCAGTAAATATTATCAATGCTGGATCTAACTACGAAGTTCCTCCAATTTTGCAGTTCTTCGGTGGCGGTGGGTCTGGAGCTACTGCAGAAACAGTAGTTGAGCAAGGAAGCGGTAGAATTATTTCTGTCATCAATCTCAACGGTGGTGCTGGTTATACAACAAATCCATCTGTGCTTCCATTCCACCCAACTCAAGTTGAGAGAAAGCAAAGAAATAGAGCAGTTTCCAACAGTAGTGCATTGGCGTCTGCATATGTGATTAATGATAGTAATACTTCTGACACTACTATTGAACTCTCTTCTTCTGGATATAATTCAAGTCAATCTATCGGATTCCCAGATGAAGGTGAGTTGATGGTTAAATACTTCGATAATGGAACCGCAAAATTGGAAAGAATCCTTTATGGTTCTGTTGACAGGAATACAGATGTATTTACTGTCGCAACTGGCGGTAGAGGGTATGGTGGAACCACTGCTGGAAATCTAACTGTATATGTTGGTACATACACAGTTCAAGCAAATGGCAGAGATGTGGAACTTGCAATTACCAATACTGGTGTTTTGGGCGCACATCCATATGTACAAGGTGGAACAATTTATGTAAAGGGTACATCTGGAACATTCCAAGCAAACTCCGCAGATGGTGAATATACTATCACTAATGTGAATGGAAACACGCTCACCATTTCAATGACTACGGCATTGACTGCAGGAAATAGCGGTTCGTTCAGAATCGGTCTGGAAGTTCGCCAGAGATCATTATAAATAACTAGAAAGCTCAACAGGCATGGCACTTGTAACTGACAAATTTAGAATATACGCCGCAGAAAGCTTCAGAAATACTCTTCTGACTGAAAATAAGGTGTTCATGTTCGTTGGACGAGCAAAGACGTGGGGTGCCACGGATGTTCCTCCATCTGGTGAGCCCATTGACAGTTTTGAGTATTACAGACAGACATATAGAGATTCTGTAGCATTCAAAAGAGTTGACATCTCTGATACTGCTCTGGTAATCCCTAGAGTTGATTGGATTGATCCATCTCAGACTACTGGTGGAACTGGTCGTGTATATTCTATGTACAAACCAGACTATGCACCAACTAAGACTACTGCAAACGGTTCTTCTAGATTGTTTGACAGTAACTTTTACGTTATGAATAGTGACTTCAATGTCTATAAGTGTCTGTATAACGGTCAATCTCCAGATTATCCAAGAGGTCGTCCATCTTTGGTAGAACCAACTGGTACATCTACTACTATCATTGAAACTAGCGATAGTCCAGGAAACTACTCCTATCGTTGGAAGTACATGTATACTATTGATGCTGACAACATTTTGAAGTTTGTTACTACTGAGTTTATTCCAGTTCTGGAAAATACCTTAGTAAAGGCAGCAGCAAGTGATGGTTCTGTTGATACTGTCGTTATTGAAAACGCAGGTGCTGGTTATAACAACGGAACATATACAAATGTTCCTATTAAAGGTGATTATGAAATTAATGGTGGTACACAAGGTCTCTGTACTGTAACCGTTGTTTCTGGCGCAATTGCTAGTGTAACTATTACGCAAGCAGGAACTAAGTATTCTTTTGCTACAATTGATGTACAAACCATCCCAAATATTGGTAACGGCACCGCTGCATCTCTAGATGTTGTCCTTCCACCAAATGGCGGTCATGGCAATGATGCAGTTAGAGAACTGGGTGGTTATAGACTTATGTTTACTAGTAAATTAGAAACTACTAGTGCATTTGTTGATTTTCCAAATGATCTTACCTACAGAAGAGTGGGTTTGATTTTGAATCCATATGATTATAACACAACTACTGTATCCAGTCAAAATACAAGATCTGCAGTAAAGGCAATGATCTTCCCACAGTCTGGAACAGGAACTCCAAGTGGTGCGTTTACTCCTGGCGAAACGATTACCCAGGCTACTACCAATGCAAAAGGTTTTGTGGTGTCATATAACGCCACAACAAAAGTATTGAAATATTATCAGGATGAAATTGATGGAGTTACATCTGGTAACGTAGTTGCTTTCTCTGGTGCAAACCAGATTACTTCTAGCACAAATGCTATTACAGCTACTCCAGATTCTACCTTTGGTACCTCCTCAGTTCCTGTATCACAGATTACAATTGGTGTTTCTGTGTATGAATTGGGATTAGCATTCACCTCGGGTTATGCCAACGAAGAAGTTGAAATTAACTCTGGAGAAGTGCTCTACATAGATAATAGAAACCCGATTACAAGATCGGCAGATCAAAACGAAGAGATCAAAGTAGTAATAGAATTTTAAATGGCACAGAACACCAACCTGAACATTGCCCCTTATTTTGACGACTTCGATTCGGATAAGGGGTTTCTAAAAGTCTTATTTAAGCCTGGGTATCCAGTTCAGGCGAGGGAACTTACTACGCTGCAATCTGTTCTGCAGAACCAGATTGACACCTTCGGTCAAGGTGTTTATAAAGAAGGTTCTATGGTAGTCCCTGGTGGGGTTACTCTGAACAAAGATGTTAAGTGTATTGTTATCCAGAACTCGTATCTAAATCTGGATGTTGAGTTGTATCGTGCTCAATTAACAGGTAAGATCATTAAGGGATCTACTTCTGGTGTTCGTGCTCGCGTTCTATTTTCTATTGATTCTAGCACGTCAACAAAGGGTAATATTACCTTTTATCTGAACTATCTTCAAAAAGCAAACGATAATACTACCACCAACTTTACTGATGGTGAAACTTTTGTTTGCGAAGAGGATATTACATATCAGTCTACTACTATTTCCTCTGGCACACCAGTAGCACAGTTACTTAACTCTGGATCAACGTCTATTGGATCTACCGCTAACATTGGTAAAGGTATCTACTATGTAAGGGGTTATTTTGTAACTGTAGCAGAGCAAACACTGATTTTGGATCAGTATGGAACTGAACCATCATATAAAGTGGGTTTAAAAGTAGAAGAAAGAATTATTACTGCAGACGAGGATGAAAGTCTGTATGATAATGCCATTGGTAGCACAAACTTCTCAGCACCTGGTGCAGACAGATTTAAGATTATTCTGACACTCGTTAAGAAAGAACTTGCAGATCCAAACTCTGCAGATTTTATCGAACTTCTCAGAACTAACGCAGGTCAGCTTGAGAAGAAAGTACAGCGTAGTGATCTTGGATTTATTAATGATGTTCTTGCAACTAGAACTCAAGAAGAATCTGGAGATTACTATGTCAAGAGATTTGAGGTAGATGTTAGGGAAAATCTTTCTGACACATTTAATAATGGTGTATATGAAGATAGTCAAACTACTGCACAGGGTGCTACTCCAAGTGAAAATTTGGCAGCAGTACAGTTATCTTCTGGTACAGCGTACATTTCTGGTTATAGAACAGAAAGACTTTCTGCAACTTACACTGATGTAGAAAAACCTAGAGAATTCTTAAGTGCAGACAATCAGTCTATTTCTTCTATCATTGGCAACTATATTCAAGTTACCAATGCATATGAAGCACCAGCAATTTATTCTGATATTCTTCTTAGAGATGAACTGACATCTACTCCTGGAACCGCAACAGGGACAGTTATTGGTATTGCTAAGGTACTTAATTTCTCTACAGAATCTGGCAACGTCAATACTGCAACTACACAGTATAAAATTAATATTGCTCAGGCAGAAGTTTTTGTCAAGTTGGTAACTACAGCGTCTACAACTTGGACGCAAGGTAACTATGTTACTGGCGCTACATCTGGTGCTAAAGGATTTATTTACAGTGGTAGTGGCACTACAGGTTATATCTATGGAGTAAATGGTACATTCCAGAATGGTGAGGCAATTACGGTAGGTGGGCAGAGCAGAACTCTTGCTTCCTCTGGTGGCGTTTTTGTATATTCGTTCGGTGATGTAAAGTCGTATAGTGGTAGTGGAGGTTTCACTGCAGACGCAGTTCTGAACCAACGTGTATCTCTTCCAGGCAGTGGTCCTATTATCTCAGGTCATTCTGGTGGTAATGCTACTGTGACAGCAACATTGTCTAATTTTGCGTCTCAGTTAAGAATTGGTGATATTGTAGAATTCTCTAATAATAACGCTGCACATAAAGCAAAAGTTACAGCAGTTACTAGTAATTTTGTATTTACTATTACTCGTTTAGGATCTACTACTCTTACTAATAGTGCAATCACTAGTGGTATTATCAGAACCAGAACTACAATTCAAGAAGCTGATAAGAGACTACTTCTGACTGATCTTGGATATGAATCAGTTAAGAGTACAAATAAATCAAATACAGTAAATCCTGCTGGTTACTACAGAAAGAGTTTTACTAATCTGGCTGTTTCTGGTGGATCAGTAACAGTAGATGCTGGTAGTGGTTTGGTATTCCGTGACGCTGGCGATGGAGATGATTTCCAAGTAATCATCAATGCTGGTAGCGGTGCTGGTGGAATTATTGAAGAAGGTAGTGGATTTACCATCAGTGGTTCACAAGCAAACGTACAGCAAGTTAGTATCACTGGTCTTAGTACAGCAACCAATATTGATGTCATTGCAACTGTCTATAAATCGGATAGATCTGCAAAAGCAAAAACTACTGAGAGGATGAAGATCCTCAAACTCGATAAGAGTTTTGCTGCAAGTGCAAATGGTCTTACCCAGCAAACTGGTGGATTTGGTAACAGAGTAGACGATTCTCGTATTGGACTTGGTTGTGGTGATGTATTTAAAATCAAAGCAATCTACGAATCTACAGATGCCAATGATCCTGTTCTCCCACAATTCTCGTATACTAATTTAGTTGGTTCAATTGCAGTTGACGATTTAATTGTCGGTGACACCTCTGAATCTAGAGCACGAGTAATTGCAACATCTTCCAACACAGTATATTTCATTCCTGTTGAGGGTGAAAAGTTCACTGATGGCGAGACTATTACTGGACCAAATTCAACTTTCAAAATCCAAAGTAATACAATCAATACCTCTGGCGTAAAGGATATTACAGATGAGTTTGATTTTGACAATGGTCAGCAAGATCAATATTATGATTATTCTTCTATTGTAAGAAAACCTGGTTTCTCAGCACCAACTCACAGAGTATTTGTAATTTACGATCGTTTCCTTACGACATCTGGCGAAAGTTTTTACTCGGTAGATTCGTATAGTAATAGTGAATATAAAATTATTCCACAATATGGCAATACAAATTTAAGAAATGTTCTTGACTTTAGACCTATTGTTGCTGAAGTTCTTTCTGGATCAGGTAGTGTAGCATCACCATTTACTATTAACTCTCTGAGAGTTTTTGACTTCTTGAACAGAAGCTTTACTGGTAACCAGGTAGGTCTCCCAGGTCAAGGTGATACAACTATTATGAGTCTTGAGTATTATCTTGGTAGAATTGACAAAGTATTTTTGAACAAAGATAATCTTGTTCAAATTATTCAAGGCGCTCCTGCAACTCTACCTCTCGAACCAGATGAAATCGAAGATGCGATGCTTCTGGCAACACTTACATATAAACCATATGTGTTTGATGTAGATGAAGATATTGAAATCAAAGAAACTAACTACAGAAGATATACATTCAAGGACATCCAAAAACTTGATGATAGAATCAAGACCCTTGAATATTATACTCAACTGTCTCTGTTAGAAGGTGAGACTGCATCAATGGAGATCAGGGATGCTAGCGGTCTTAGCAGATTTAAGAATGGTTTTATTGTAGATAACTTTGCAAGTCTATCTACTAGTGATACACTGCATCCAGACTATAGAGTTTCTCTTGACTTTGATGAAGGTCAAATGAGACCTTCTCACTATACTACAATCGTTGATCTTGTACCAAGTTCTTCTTCTACAAATATTCAAACAACGGGTGATATTGTAACACTCCCATATAATGACGAATTGTTGATTGAACAATCATACTCTTCTGCCGTTGAAAACGTTAACCCATTCAACGTATTTACTTTTACTGGTCAAGTTGAACTTTATCCAGAGAGTGATAACTGGGTTGATACTAAATCACTGTCACCATTAAAACTTCCAGTCATTGAAGGTAACTTCCTCACTACAGTAAGGGAGTATAACGCAGATCAGAACGGTTTTGCTCCAATTCAATGGAATTCTTGGAAAACTACCTGGACTGGAACGAGCGTATCTACAAGTGTTGGTGGATGGAGAAGAACAAGCAAACGTCGTAGACAAGTTAGAACTATCACCACAACTCGTACAACTACTACAAGGCAGACAAGAACAGGTATCAGATATAGAGTTACTCCTGTTATTGAGCAGCAGTCTCTTGGAACTAGAGTTGTTTCTGTAGAACACATTCAATTTATGCGTTCTAGAAATATTGAACTCAAAGTACAGAAACTAAAACCTAGAACTAGATTCTATGGTTTCTTTGATGGTATTAAGATCCCACAAAAACTGATGACACCTAAGATTATGGGTGTAGTCAAGGATCCTAACACTGATAACAAAACTAATAACATTCCTTTCCAAGTTGGTGAGATTATTGTTGGTAGAATTGACAAATCAGCGAAACCTACATTTAGAGCAAAAATTTCTGCTCCAAATGATAAGTATACTATCAATCCACTGACTGGTGATGATATTGGTAATATTAGTGATTACACCGCAAACCTTGGGTTCATTAATATTGATACAAGATCTCTTGCAGACCAAGCAAAGGGGTCTTTCTACGGTTCTCCAAACGCTAACATGTATCTTACAGGTCTTACCTCAGGCGCTGTTGCTAAAGTTAGCGATAAGAGAATGATTAGTGATCAGCGAGGTAATATTGATGCTTCGTTCTTCATTGACAATCCAAAATCAAGTAGTTCTTTGAAGTTTAAGACTGGAACAAGACTGTTGAAACTGACAGACGATCCTAATGATACTGGTATCCAAGGGTTCTCTGATTCTAATGGTGAGGCAGAATTTACTTCATCTGGTATTCTCCAAACTACACAGGAAACTATCCAGTCTGTTAGAAATGCCAAGATTACTTCTGATGAACAAAGACAAAGTAGAACTTTGGTTAGCAGAACATCTACTAGTAGAAATGAGACCCGTTGGGTTGACCCTCTTGCACAAACCTTCCTTATTGAAGATTCTGCTTTAGAAGGTGGCGCATATCTTTCTAAGATTGATCTATTCTTCTTTACGAAGGATACGGAGATTCCAGTTGCGATTGACATCCGTACAGTAGAAAATGGTACTCCTACTCAAAATATTTTACCATTCTCTAAGGTAGTTAAGCAACCAGAAGATATTACAGTTTCTAACAACGCATCTACACCAACTACATTTACGTTTGAAAGTCCTGTGTTTATTCCTTTCAGAAAGGAACATGCAGTTGTTTTGACTTCAGATTCTAATCAATATAAGGTATTCATCTCTGTTCTTGGGCAGGATGCTATCGATGCTGCACACTCTGGTGAGAAGATCTCTGAACAACCTTATATTGGTGTACTGTTCAAGTCCCAAAACGCTTCTACCTGGACACCTTCTCAGTATGAGGATCTTATGTTTAAGATCTATCGCTGTAAGTTCACAATTCCAAGCACTGCTGCAAATTCCAAACTTATTTTGGAAAATGCACAACTTGCAGAAAAGAATGGTGGTACCATAGATTTACTGCCAAATGCCCTTCAGTTTACTAGTGGAAGTGCAGATGTTAGAGTATTCCACTCTAATCATGGTATGCAGTCCAATCTCAACTACGCTAAATTGGAAGGTGTAATTTCTGAAGTTCCAGATACTGCTCTCAATATGGCATCTGGTCTATCTACTACAGGAACAAGTATTACTGTTGATGACGCATCTCAGTTCCACACAACTATTGGTGGATCTGCAGTTAGTACGTCTAACCCAGGTTTCTTGAAAATTTTGGGTGATGATGAAGATGGAGCAGGTGATGAGATCATCGCATACTCTGGTATTGCTGGCAATGTAATCACTATTGCAACTAACGGTAGAAACCACGATGGTTCATCGGGTTCTTCAACTGGTAAAGATCACGCAGACAATGCGATTGTACAGTGCCATAACATTTGTGGTATTCCTCTAACTGATCTTAATAAAACACATAATTCTACAACTGGTGGTATTATTTCTATCAATAGTCCACATAGTTACAATTTGAGAATTACTGGAAAAACTGCTGGTAAATCCATCAATGCTGGTGGATCTAATATGCAGATGACACAGAACGTTCCTTGGGATGTTCTCACTCCACAAATTCAGAATCAGCAACAACCAGGAACAACAATTACTGCAAGAGTTCTTGGTACTAGTGGAACATCATGTGGTCCATTCCCAACGGGTGCTTCTGCAGAAACATCCTTTGTCAAGGATACGACTTACATTGATGTAACTTTGGCAGAAGAGAACTACTTCCCATCAACTAAAGTTATTGCTCATGAATTAAACGAGCAAAATAGAATGAATAGTGCTAAGTCTTTCACTATGGAAATGGATCTTGGCACAGATAAAGATAACATCTCTCCAGTGATTGATTTGACTAGATGCTCAATCATCACTACAAGTAATGTTTACAATAACATCGAACCAACTTCGGGTATCGGTGGTGAATGTGCAGCAAACTATATCACTAAAGTTGCACGTCTGGCAAATGCTGCTACAGGTTTGAAGGTTATGTTATCTGCTAACACATTTACATCATCTAACATTAGAGTGATGTACAAGTTAGTTCCTGTTGGTTTTGGTGGTAATCTTGATGACCTTGAGTTTACGTTCTTCAATTCTGTTGGTAGAGCGGATAGTGGAGATCTTGTTCCACAGAACGATTTGACAACATTTACTGATTATGAGTTCTCAGTGGAAGATGCTGCAGAGTTTGATGCATTCCAAATCAAGATTGCATTGCTTGGGTATGATCAACCATACATACCTAGAGTGAAAGATTTGAGAGGTATTGCCCTGGCATGATGCAAGATGATATTGAACTGATCCCTGTTGAAGGACACCAGAGTTTAGGCAGGGATCCTGGTAGCAATGCAATCGTAAATACTGATGATAATGCCTACGACGCATACATCAAAGCAAGAAACCAGTCCAAAAGAAAGGATAAAGAACTAGAATCTCTAAAAGCAGAGATTGACGAACTAAAAAATCTTGTTGGGAAGTTAGTTCAACAACAAGATAAATAGTCGTAGGCTAAATAATATAAGGAATTCTGTAGAGAATGGCTTCTGCTGTATCCAATTTATTGATCTACCAAGGATCTGATTTCAATATCGATTTCACTGTTGAAAACGATAATGGAACTCCTTTCAATTTGACTGGGTATACTGTTGCGTGTTTAATTAAGAAGCACTACACAAGTAGCACTTCTACCACTGTAACAGCAGCAGTTTTATCACCTGCTACATCTGGACAAGTCCAGTTATCTCTAGGGAATACAGTAACTGCTGGTATGAAATCTGGTAGATACGTATATGATGTTGTTATCACTTCTGCCTCTGGTATTAAATCTAGAGTATTAGAAGGCACTGTAAGTGTTCTAGAAGGAGTTACTATCTAATGGCACGTCTTAGATTCGGAGATCAATCAGTACCAAGAGTTACTAGAGTTGCTACTGGCGGTGGCGGCGGAACTATTGGTGGTTTGTCCGACATCGATCTGACGGATACTTCCCAGGGCGGTCTCGCTGAAGGCGCTGTTCTGGTTTATGATAATGCTAATAGCAAGTTTGTACCAACTAACGTATTAAATAACATCACGATCAACGGGGGTTCGTTCTGATGGCATCATCCATCCTAATTAAAAGAAGTACAGGGAGTGTCGCTCCAGGTACTATTACATACGGTGAACTTGCCGTAACAACAGGTGCTAACGGCACACAGGCAAACGCTGGTGACCGATTGTTTATCGGTGATAATAACGGTGCTGCTCAGGTCGTTGGTGGTAGATATTTTACTGATTTGCTGGATCATGTACATGGTACATTGACCGCAAGTTCTACAGTTATTGTAGACAGTAATTCTAAGATTGACAACTGGTTGGTTGACGACATTCAATTGAATGCTAACGTCATTACAACTAGCACTACAGATACTGACCTTATCTTCCGTGCAAATGGCACAGGTAAGTTAGTAATCGAAGATGGTCAAGAATTAGAGTTTGGTACAACTGGCGACGTTCAACTGCAATTTGTTGACGCCGATGCAGCTCTCAAGATCACTCGTGTTGGAGCAACTACCCCCGACCTGCTCCTCGACGATGACATGAAGTTGTTCTTCGGTGCAGGCAAAGACGGTTCTATCCGCTATGACGAAGCAACCTCGGATAGAATCCAGGTTGATGGTGCGGATTGGACATATGGCACTGGCGTACAAGTCAACTATGCTGATACTACAGATGCCTCTAACAGAGCAACTGCTAGTGTAACATACGATGGTGGCATTGGTGTAAATGCCACGACTTGGACCAAAGACCTTAGAGTAGATGATAGTGTCATCCTTGGCACAGATGCTTCTGATGCACTTACAGTAAACTCTACCACAGTTTTCCAGAACGGTGTAACCTTCAACGGTACTACCACAATTACAGGTAATACTGCACAGACTGGTGAGATTACTATCGATTCCCTGAAACTCGATGGCAACGTTCTGTCTACGACTTCTGGTACAGAACTGATCATTGACCCATTCCCAGCAGGTGGGGATGCTGATGGTCTGGTCATCATCAAAGGTGACCTCCAAATTGATGGTACGACAACCACTGTTAACTCGGCAAATATGTCGGTTAACGATCCTACCATTGAACTTGGTGATCCTACTACTGCTATTACAGTAACTACTAACGCAACTAGTGGTGCTACTGACATCATTGTTGACCGTGTAGAAGGGTTTACTGCTGGTGATTCTGTAGCTGGTTCAAACATTGCAAGCGGTACAACCATCAGTTCAATCAATACTGGTACTAGCACACTTACCTTGAGTGCTGCTATTACTGGTAACATTGCTTCTGGACAAGGATTGACAGTAACCCGCGCTGCAGATGATGCTCTGGATCGTGGTGTTAAGGTTCACTACTATGGTGGTGCAGGTGCTAAGTTTGGTTTCTTTGGTTATGATCGCACTGGTGGTGCTGACGGACTTGGTGCATGGACATTCATTGAGGATGCTACTGACACCAACACCGTATTTGGTGTAAATGGTAACCGTGGTACCGTTGTTCTGGGTGATCTGGAACTCGATACTGACCTTGAGGTTCAGTATGGTGGTACTGGTGCTAGCACATTTACCACTAACGGTATTGTTTATGGTCAAGGTGCAAGTCCAATGCAGGTAACTGCTGCCGCAAACATGGTATCTCCAGGTACAGGTAGTGATGCCACAACCTCCTACCAAGTTCTGACTGTAACATCCACTGGTGTTCCTGTCTGGACTAACACGATCGATGGGGGCACATTCTGACGGAGTTAAATATGGATGTACAAATTGTTATTGCTACACTACAACGTAAAGTTTCTGAATTGACTTTGACAAACGTGATGCTTGAAGCCCAACTTCAAGATTTGAGAAGTCAGTTAAATAGTATGAAAGAACAACAATCTATTGAGAATGCTATAGATGGCAACGAGAATCAAGCTCAAGAGATCAACGACGGCAGCGGCAGTTCCGACGACTTCTAATTTAGAAGACGGAGAAGTCGCTCTTAATTTAGCTGATCGAAAACTATACGCTAGGAATGGCGGAAATATTATTGAGGTTGCAAACCAAAAGCCTAATACAGGCGAGGTTGTTACCACAATGCTTGCTACTGACATTACAAATGGTCAGGGCAATACTTTTTATGTTGCATCTGTAGGATCAGATAATAATACATTAGCAAACGGCGGCGATAACGGCAAACACCCAGATACTCCTTTCCTTACAGTTGCCAAGGCATTGAGTGTTGCTACTTCGGGTGACACTGTTATGGTTGCTCCTGGTGATTATCAGGAAACCTTCCCACTTACTGTTCCTGATGGTGTAACACTTCGTGGTGCTAATCTCCGCTCTACACAGATTAGACCAACTACTGGAACTAACGATTTAAACGCTATTATCCTTCAAGGGGATTCCCATGTCTCCGATTTGACAATCAAGGACTTTTTCTATAACTCTGGTAATGATACTGGTTATGGATTTGTATGTGCTACATCTCTGAGTGCTGATAAATCTCCATATATCGAAAGAGTAACTGTACTCACTAAAGGTAGTGTAACTTCTGGCAGTGATCCATATGGATTTGCTTCTGCTAATGCTGGTCGTGGTGCTAAGTTAGACGGTGCAGTATTCAACTCTAATAGCATTGAATCTGCAATCCTCTTCAATGAGTGTACATTTATTGTACCTAATGCTGTAGGTCTGCTTGTCACTAATGGTGTACGTGTTGAGTGGTTGAACTCATTCGTATACTTTGCATCTGAAGGTATTAAAGGTGTTCAAGGTGCTACAGGTAGATACGGCACAGGAAATACTCGATTAAAACTTGGTGGTGTTAGTGGAACATTCTCGACTAACGAAGTTGCATATCAGTTAGAAGATAGTTTCCAGTCTGGTACTTATGCTAGAAGTGGAACCACTGTTACTGTAACAAGAACCGCGCACGGGTTGACCACAAATGACTATATCTATGCTGACCATATTAGTGGAACTGCTAATGATGGATTCTATCAAGTAACAGTAGTCAACGCTAATAGTTTTACATATTCTGACAGCAGTTCTGGTACTACTTCAGGTAATGTAACTTACAAGAAAGCAGTTGCTCGTGGTACAGTCGCTAGCAACGATGGTACATATGTATTCATTACTGGTAAGGGTACTGGTGAGTTTACCACTGTAACAAAACAATCAAAGTCTACCTCCAGATTTGGTGATACTCAGTTAGATACTGCTCAGCAGAAGTTTGGTACAGCATCAATTCTGTTTGACGGAACTGAGGACCAACTGACTGTTCCAACCTCCGATGACTTCGGTTTTGGTACTTCTAACTTTGCGTTTGAATGTTTTATCAGACCAAATGGTGGTTCTGGCACACAAAGAATTTTTGACTTCCGTGATGCATCTGCTACAGATACTGCACCTACAATGTATCTGTCAGGTACCTCACCATACACCCTTAATTACGCCGTAGGCAACGGTGCAGCACAGTCTGGGGGTTCTCTTGCCACAGGCACTTGGTACCACATTGCAGCGGCACGTAGCGGTGGTACAACGCGCATCTTCGTTGATGGTACACAGGTTGCATCATTTACCGATACTAATGACTATGGTTCTACAAAACCATTGGCAATTGGTGCTAACTTCAATACAACTGCACCTACAGAAGAATTTACTGGACATATTGATGAAGTCCGTGTAAGTAAAGGTGCTGGTCGTTTCACTGGTGCATTTACACCAACAACTACTGAATATTCATCAGATCTGAATACTGTACTCCTGCTGCACGCTAATGGAACAGACGCACTCACAACATTTGATGATGCATCTGGCGGTATTTCTGACGTTCGTTCTAGCGGTGGAGATTCTGCAACCTCAGTAATTACTGCTGACTATTCTCAGTTTGGTGCAGAACTGCGCTCTATCTCCTCTGCAAACATCTATGGTACAAAGGGTGCTGTTGCAGATGGTGCTGGTGTAAAACTGCTGCTGACAAGTCACAACTTTGCATATATTGGTGCAGACGCTGACTTCTCCAATGACCCATCATTGGCAGTTCAGGCAAATGAAGTTACTGAACTGAATGGCGGTAAAGTATTCTACTCGGCAACTAACGAGAAGGGAGACTTTAGAGTTGGTGATGCATTTGTAGTTGACCAAAGCACAGGTAACGTTCAGTTCCAGGCAACTTCCCAAGCACAATCTGCTGCCAACATCACATTGAGTGATGGAACTGGTACTACTAACATCTATCCAGCATACATTGAAACTGGAAACTTACGACTTGCTGGTAACAGTCTGACATCTACGACAGGTCAGGTAATCGTTGACCCTTCTGGTCAAGAAGACTTTGTTGTAAACGCAGAAACAATCGTTAAAGAAGCAGTATACTTCGACGCAAACAAATCTGTTTCTTTTGGTAGTAATGTTCAAGGTGCTCTGAAGATTGGAGGATTCTCCGATAGTTTACTATTTGGTTCTTCTGAAGCATCCAACTATTCTAGTAGAGCATTTGTAGTTTTCAAGAACGGTCTTGGAACATTAAGTCTTGACGGTGCTGGCAGTGGATATGTTGGTGGACAACATACTGTTCCTGTTACATCAGAACCATTCCAACAGGCAACTGCAAGTGCAGTAATTGCTACCTCTGGTAGTATTAAACAGTTTAATATAACTAACAGAGGAAACCAGCAATATACTGCTGTTCCTGATGTAGTTCTTAGTGGAACTGGTTCAGGTGATGGTACTGCTGTTCTTGGAACAGGTCAAATTGTAGTATCGGTTACAGTTGATTCTGGTGGTAGTGGATTTGTAAGTCCAACAATCGCTTTTGGTGCTCCTGGACAGCAAACCTTTGTTGGTGGTTCTGCTGCAATCACTTTAGCTACTAATACCATCACTATTAGTAATCATCCATTTGAGACTGGAAACCAAATCTCTTTGGATACAACAACATTAGATCCAGCAGCAGTTGCTCCTGGCGGTCTTGCTGCTGGTACATATTATGCTATCAGAGTAAATGATGATGAGTTCCAAGTAGCATCTTCCTTAGCAAATGCTAATGCAGGAACAGAAGTTCCAATCACTTCGGTTGGTTCTGGTAATATGTTCTTCATTGGTGTTACAGCAACAGGTACCGTCCAACAATCTGCTGGTGCAATTACTGGAGTAACAATTACTAATGCTGGTACTGGTTACACTGGTGTTGCACTTGCTACTGTAACAGATTCTGCTGGTACTGGAGAAAACCTTTCGATTACGATGGGTGCTAACCTCAATAGAATTGATGTTTCTAACCCTGGTACTTACGCTTCTGGTAGCGCACCAACTGTAACAATCAATGCTGCAACAGGAGATACCACTGGATCTGGAGCAACTGCAACATCAACTCTCGGTTTCGCAGTTGCTTCTATTACCCTAGACACCGAGGGTTTAGGATACAGAGCACTTCCTGTAGTCACAGTAACTGGTGGAGTTGGAGCAAACTCTCTAGCACCTACAGATGCAGTAGTCACTCCAGTTCTGGATGAAAAGACAGGTAAAATTTCTAGCATCACTCTTGATACTGCTGGTGATGGATATGAGACAGCACCAACACTTACATTCACCCAAGGTGCTGGTAGTGGTGGTACCATCTTAGTTGACGTTCAGTCCCTCGATGGAACAATCACCTCTTCTGGTTCTGGATATACTGCTGGTACGTATGCAAACGTTGCGTTCACTACATCTGGAAATGGAATTGATGCAACTGCTACATTTACAATTCCTGGATTTGTTGGTTCTATCACCAACGCAGGTAGTGGATATACTGATACAGCACTAATTGCAGTTGAATTTAGAAATCCACCTACAACAACTTACACAGTAACTGTACAATCTAGAGCAAGATTTGGTCTTTCTAGTGTAACTGGAACCTTTGCAGTTGGTAATACTGTCACTGGTAGCGTATCTGGAGCAACCGCTACAGTTACATATGTTGGTGCAGATTTCTTGTACGCTAACAATGTTTCTGGAACGTTCCAGGATGCACAAACAGATACTGTTAGTAATGGTAGCGGTGCCAGTGGTACTCTAGATACATTCTCAGCAACTGTTAATAGATATTTCATCAACGGTACAGAGGCAGCTAACCTTACTCTTACTGACGATAACACATATAGATTTGATACATCTGATGCATCAAATACCAATCACCCACTTGCGTTTGGTATTGCAACTAATCTGAATACTAGACAATACAGAACACCTGGTACTGCAGGATCTTACTTTGAAGTTGTTGTTGGTGCTGTATCTGCAACTACTGCAACTAGCACATATACATGCACAGTACATGGTTCTAGCATGTCAGAATCTGCTGTTATCACGTATCAGACTGGTACGGCAGGACAATCTGGTGTCGGTATGACAGCAGACGCCACTATTTCTGGTGGTCAAGTAACAAATATTACACTCACAAACCAAGGAACCAGTGGCAACTTTGCAGTTGGTCATGTATTTAATGTAGACCAAGATGATATTGGTGGAACAGGTTCTGGTTTTGAATATACATTACAATCTCAATCTACTGGTATTTCTACCGTAACTAATATCTCATTAAATGGTAGTGGATATCAAGTTGGTGATATTCTTTCGGTCTCCGACACTGATGTTGGTGGTGGTGGCGGTTCTGGTTTCCAATTCACTGTCAGCAATGTAGGTTTTGCCACAGCAGTTGCTGTTGGTGATAAAGGTGGTGCATATGAACCAGCTGATACTCTCACCCTGGGTGAGGTTGGACCTCCAGGATCTGTACAAGGTACGGGTCTCGTAGTAGGTCTCACTACAATTGATTCTGAAAAGTCTCTTGAACTCAATCAAGATGGTCTGTTAACACTTGGTCCAACTGGCGGAACTCAGTTAGTCCTGAACCAAGACGGAACAGTACAGGCATCTTCTTGGTCGATCAGTTCTGCTGGTGCATTTACTGGTAGTGCAATCAACGTTAGTGGAACGTTTAATGCAACTGGAGCATCTACATTTGGAAATACTCTTACCGTATCTGGTGTATTAAGTGCTAGTGCTGGTGTTAGTATTTCTGGTGGTACAAGTTCTATCACAAACACCACACTGAAACTTCTGGATGGAACTGCAGCGGGACCATCATTTGCATTTGACAACGCATCTTCTACTGGTCAGTTCTTAGAAACTGCCAATACTATTGGTTATACTGTAAGCGGAACTCAAGTTGGTAGATTAGATTCTACTGGTCTTAGATTTACTGGGTTCTCCGCAGACTCTTCTATGTCTGAGGTAAATCCATACTTCAAAGTTGATACTGCTACAGAAAAGACTTCTTTCGGCACAGTTACTGCCAATCTGTTTATTGATGCAAACACAACTATTGGAACAGATGGCACCGATGTTGATGTACCTCTAAACTTCGGCACTAAGGGTGCTGGAAACTTTGTGTTCAGTGGTGGTACGGATGTAGACTTCAGTGTTACAGACGGAACTAACGAAACATTCAAGATTGATACTTTAACAGGTGACATCACTGCAAGTGGAAATCTTGATGCGGGAGTTCTTCGCCTTAGAGACAACGTTATTGCTAATAATAGCACAGGCGCTGTTCGTTCCTTTGGTGAGGTTCTTGGAGTTAACGTAACTGGGACAGGTAGTGGATATACTGATGGAACCTATACTGCTACAGCAACAACCACTAACGGATCTGGTACTGGTCTCACAGTTACCGTCACTGTTGCTAGTGGTGACTTCTCCGCCGTAACAATTGTTGCCAAAGGTCAAAACTATGCAGTTGGCGATACCATTACGATTACTGCTGCTGGTGGTGGAACAGGTAGAACAATTACTGTCAATGATGTTGATGGTGCAGGTGTTGTAGTCAAACCATCTGCTGGTAAAGATGTTCTGATCAATACCACAGGAGCTCTGGTCATTCCTGCAGGTACAACCAATGAGCGTCCAAATGTATTGGATCGTCTTCCAGGTGCTATTCGTTATAATACAACTCAGTTGCAGTTTGAAGGTTTCAACGGATCTGACTTTGTTTCCCTTGGTGGCGTCCGTGACGTTGACCAAGATACTTACATCCTTACAGAATCTGCACCTGGTGCTGATGAGGATACGTTTGAATTCTATAATGCAGGTCTAAATTCCCTTGCAATTGATAAGGATAAATTCCTTCTTAAGACAACTAGATTGATGGAAGTTCAGGGTGTCCTGAACATTGATGGAGTAACACTGGGTCAAAATACCGTTGATTTCAAATCTCTTGGTGCATCTGTTGTAAAAGTTAGATCTAAAAAGGATCTGGAAGTTACAGGTGGCATTAGATTGAGAGCTGTTGCACAACAGGGTGTTGCTGCAACTCTCGATGCAACTAGCATTACATCTACTGCTGGTGCATACACCCCATCACTTAGCACAACTGCAACTCCAACCTCATCTAACCTTGAGGGTAGTGGATGTACTGTTAATGTCAGTGTAGATGGATCTGGTAATATTTCAGCAATCGCAATCAATGCTGGTGGTACAACTTACGAAGTTGGTGAAGTTCTGACAGTTCTTGGTACAGAACTCGGTGGAGCATCTCCAGCAAATGATGTGACTGTTGAGATCGCTAGCATCTCTGGTGCTGCAGCTGCATTCACTCGTGTTGATCTTCTCAACACAGATTATGTAACTCAGATGAATAGCAAACCATTCATCAGTTACGATTCTAATGGTCCTCAGGCAGGATTTAAGATTAACCGTGGATGGAATGCTGGCACTCAGAGTTATCTGACTGTAATGGATTCTACAGCAGACTTCGTTGAACTTGACGATTGTCGCGTAGAAGGTGG